CGCAGAGCATCAGACAGGCTTGATTCTGCTCGTGGAATGTACAAAAGAGGTGCATCAATTTTTGATGACCTTGAAAGCGCTGGTGTCATAAAACGCTTGAGAGAGAAAACAAAGCAAGGGCAGTCCATAGGCATTGATGATGTCAGAATGGACAAAATAATTAAAAATGATAAACCAAAAGTTCTTGATAGAACTCTCAAAGCAGTTCGTTATGCGGCTGGCGGTACCGGCAGGCAGGCTGATTCAGCAGCAGAACAATTTCGTCAGAAGTTAGCGGGTGAATGGCTCCGTGATACTTTGAACAAGTCTGGAATTAGTGCGCTTGATAACTATGCCCCAGAAACATTTAAGGGTGCAGCATTTGCTAAAGCGGTGAAAGATCTTGGCCGTACTGCCGATACATTGTTTGGGAAAGACGCCGCTAAAATAAAACAGTTAGCTAATCAAATTGACAGAACATCTTTATCCAATATGGATCAGGCAGCAGTCAACCAGCTTATAAAAGAAGGTGGAGATGAAAATTTGGTTGGCGCACTGCAAGGGTTAGTTAATGCGCAAAAAGAAATATTTGAAGCCAATAAAAGTTCTGCATTCAAAAAGCTTTCATCTGGTCAGCTTAATGAAATAGAAGCCGCAGAGCTTATCGCTCACAGATCGACAACAGCTTCTGATATTACAAAAATTGTAAAAAGTTTTGAAGGTGATCCTAATGCCTTGGCTAAAATACAAGGCAATTATATGGAAAAGTTAATCGCTGACTTTGGCGACACCTTAACTACTGATGGAAAAGCACTAGGCGCTTTTGCTAAACGTCTCCTTGACGCTAATGAAGGCGGCAAGCTTACTGCTATATTCGGAAAAGAGACCGGCGAAGAGATGGCAAAGTTCGCAAAAATTCTTGAGTTTAATGCGAGAACTGCTGCTGGTGGTGATTTGGTTGCGGCTAATATTGCGGCCAGTCCTATTCAGAACTTAGGAAAACTTGCTAAATTCACGATTATTGGCAAGCTTCTTTCTTCCGGTGGATACTACGATGACATTTTAAAGCAGTATAGAAAGCAAATTGTTGGAGAGGGGCCAGAAGAGAGGGCTAGAATTTTAGGTAGGCTTATATCACAGTCATTTACTAACGCCTCAATACAAACCCCTCCACAGATAGCCCAAGAGGGCATTAACGAGGCGGAAAGTCAGATTAGTTCTGTTATTAATAATTCAGGAGTTGGCGCGCAATTATCCGCAATTCAAAACCAAATGACAGCGCCAAGTTCAGCATCTGCGCTTAGTGGAGTTAGCCCCGTGCCTCCAATGCCAGCGCCGTCTGGCGGGCAAACCATAAGGCAGCAAGCGGCTCAAAACCCAGCCGTTGCTCAAGCACTAGGTATCAATCCAGCTACAGCAACATTGCTTGGAACAGGACAACCTTAACTATGAACAAAGATCAATTAAGAGAAGAACTCGCAGAAGACGAGGGCTGTAAGTATTTGATTTATTTAGATCATTTAAATTTGCCCACGTTTGGAATCGGCCATTTAATTAAAGAGCATGACCCGGAGTATGGTGAACCTGTCGGCACTGAGGTATCAGAGGACAGAGTTCGCAAGGCTTTTAATCTAGACATTGCAGTTACCATTGAGGACTGTCATCGCTTGTGCAGCAATGTCGGGGTAGACTTTAATGAGCTTGATCTGAAATACCCTGATGCTGCTCTAGCGCTGTGTAACATGACATTTAATCTCGGCTACCCGCGCTTTAACAAGTTTAAGCGCATGTGGGCAGCAGTGGCAGACGCTATGGAAGACCCAAAAGCGTGGCTAGAAGTGGCCGCAGAGGCAGAAGACAGCCGCTGGTTTGATCAGGTGCCTAATCGGGCTAAAAGGCTTACGGCACGATTTCGGGCGCTTTCTTATGAGTAAAAGTCTATCAACTGAACAGCATTACAGGCATTGCCCCCGTTGCGGAAATAAATTACGAACAATTGTTGTACATGGACACGAACAGTGTTTAGAATGTGATCAAGTAATTTATGATTGTTGCCAAGGGGAAGTATGCGACAGCAAGAATTCTCAGCCGTAGCCACGGGAGACATCGGAGAGCATATATGTGCGCTTCGATTGCTAAAGATGCACGTTCCGTGCAGCATAATTAATCTTGGCACAAGCGATATAGTTGCCGAGCATGAAGGGCGTATGTGGCGCATACAAGTGAAATCAAGCGTTCTAAAAAGCCGAGGCTCTGGTCGACCTGACTACGGGTATCAATTCATGACAAGCAAGGGGGGTAAAAAAACCCCTCTTACTGAAGATGATTGTGACATTGTTGCGATGGTAGCTATTGACTTAGAAAGGGTTTGGTTTACTCCGGTATACAAATTACGCAACAGCATAAGCAAAAGAAAAACAGTAGGCAGCTTTAGTGAAGGCGTAACCGAAGAAACGTGGCGCGATACTATGAGTTATTTTGGTTTTTAGTCGAGTTGGTTATTTTTAGCTTACACACCTCACAGACAGCAGGCTCTTTATTATAGTCTACCGCTGTGCGACAGCGCGGACATTGACCTGTATCTATCAGCTTTTGTATTGGCCCCTTTTCCATTATGCTGCGGAACCAATGCCAGACCTTACCTCACCAGAGTAACGAGCGTTATACGCATCAGAAACCAGCTTTGAAATCTGCTGGCTAATCTTGCGATGCTCATCCGCACTCAGCTTAACAAGCTTCTTATGTGTGTTAATATCCACTGCAACAGACTTGTATCTCGCTGTATCAGTCATTATAATACTCCCATCAGTTAATAACATTGGGCATATATTAGCATGTTTAAGGGATATCGCAAGCAGAATAAATACGGCGCAAAAAAGACACAGTTCATGGGTTACACATTTGACTCGCGCTGGGAAGCCGAGCGCTGGGGACAGCTAACCGCTATGGAACGTGCTGGGGCCATACGAGACCTAGAGAGACAAATCAAGTATGACATTATTGTAAATGACCAGAAGATTTGTAGGTACATTGCTGACTTCAGATACACTCAAGTTGAGGAAGACGGTTCTGAAACAAAAATTGTTGAAGATGCCAAGGGCGTAGAAACTGCTGATTTTAAACTAAAAAAGAAGCTTATGTTGGCAGTTCATGGAATTGATATAAAATTATCTAAGAAAAGGAGTTGACTTAGGTTTTGATATTTCCTATCTATTGATTGTGGAAGTAACAAAACAGAAGGAGGGCATCATGCTTAACGCTCCAGCCCCATTTATTCCTAACGATCTAACGCCGGTCTTTGAGCGGCGCAATGACGTTATGCAAAAGATTAGTGACCTACAAAAAGAATTGAAGGTCATTAATAACTCTATCGTCCAACAGTTTGAAGATCAGGCTCGTACCATTCTCGCAGAGAAGGGTAAGGATTTTGGTCAGGCCACCATCAAGACTGATGGCTTCAAGATCACAATTGATTTTCGTAAGAAGGTCGATTGGGATAATGACAAGCTAATTAGGGTTCTCGACTCTATGGACGGAGATACTGCCAAGCACTACGCTTCAGTAAAGGTTTCTGTTCCAGAAGCCAAATTCCAACAAGCCCCACCAGATATCAAGGCGTCACTATCAGAGTGCCGTACTGTTCTTCTGCAAGGCACATCTGTAAACATCGAGGTTGATAATGCTTAAAATTATTTCAGCAGAAGAGCGGCTTGCCGAAAAGCGCGGTCACAAGATTGTGATCGCGGGTAAGTCAGGGGTGGGCAAGACCAGTCTTGTCCGTACCCTAAATACCGACACAACATTGTTCATGGACTTGGAGGCAGGTGATGCTGCTATCGAAGGTGTGAAGGTTGATGTGTTGCGGCCAAAGACATGGCAAGACTGCCGTGACTTTGCCTGTTTTCTTGGTGGCCCTAACGAAGCATTGAATGATGATGCTCCGTATAGCAAGGCTCACTATCAGTATGTGTGTGAGATCTATGGCGATCCTACACAGGTGCTTGCTAAGTACGACACCATTTTTATTGACAGTATTACAGTCGCTGGCCGCTTGTGCTTCAGTCACTGTCAGAACCAGCCAGAGTCACGCTCTGAGCGTTCCGGCAAGCTTGACACTCGTGCAGTGTATGGAATGCAAGGTCGTGAGATGATGGCTTGGCTGACACACTTGCAGCACATCCGTGACAAGAACGTGATCTTTGTCGGCATTCTTGACGAGCGTTCTGACGATTACGGACGCAGTGAATACTCCCTTCAAATCGAGGGCAGTAAGACAGGGCGTGAGTTGCCCGGAATTGTTGATGAGGTACTGACAATGACGACACTCACATCTGACGAAGGCGTACAGTTCCGTGCCTTTGTTTGTCACACTTTAAACAAATGGAACTATCCAGCGAAAGACCGCAGTGGTCGTCTGGATTTAATCGAAGAGCCAAACTTGGGCAAGCTTCTTGAGAAGATGTCCGGTGGGGTAGCACAAGCTGACAGGCCAATGGCTTTTGTCAATCCAACAGAAGTGGTTATTGCAGAAGGAGAAGAAAACAATGCTTAACCTAAATAACGTACCAGCCCAAGAGAACACTCCTTTGGAACTAATGCCAGATGGCGCTGTTGTTCGTGGCATCGTGAAACTATCAGGTGGTGACATTGATTTACCTGAGTTTGGCGCAGGGCAGTTCTTTAAACAGTCACAGTCAACCAGCGCAAAATGGTTGCCGATCGAAGTCACTATCGTTGGCGGTCAGTTCGACAAGCGTAAGGTGTGGCACAATATCTTTGTCGATGGCGACAAGCTTTCTGAGCGTGGTGTGCCAATGGCAAAAGAGATTGGATTGCGCACACTAAAGGGCATGATCGACAGCGCCTTTAACCTTTCAGCAAAGGATGAGTCACCGCAAGCACAGGCAGCTAGAAACCTAAACGGTGTAGGTGATCTAAATGGTCTAAGCATCTGCTTTGTGGTTGGCGTGGAAAAGGGCAGCAACGGCTATCAGGACAAGAACAAGATCAAGGCTGTTCTGACTGCTGACTCAAAAGACTTTATTGCTGGTGGCGCACCTGTAGCTGCACCAGTGGCACAGGCACCAGCCTTTGCCCCACAACAACCAGCCGTACAACAACCAGCACCGCAACAAGGTGTAACCCCAGCTTGGGCGCAATAGGAGGCGATGATGTTGAAAGCAATCTTTAGAGCAATCTTTGGGTATGAAGAAAAGGCTGTTGAGCCTAACTATCCTCGTTACTGTGAGAGCATGCGTAAGCTGCTCTCTAGTGGACGCCCTTACACCATCAGCGAACTGCAAAAGACGCTGAAGAAGCGCAAAGGCACAGTCTATCATGAGATGACTGAGTTGCGCCGTGGCGGACTTGTAATCGCTAAAGACTACGACAAAAGCATTTCTGCGAATAAGTATCGGATCACATCATGATCCTTCGTGGGTATCAAGAGGCGGCTATCAATGCCGCCTCTGACGCTTTAGATAAGCACGGCAATACTCTTGTCGTGGCTCCTACAGGTGCGGGGAAGACAATTATGCTTTCCGCGCTTGTGGGTAAGCGTTTTAAGAAAAATCAAAACATATTAATCTTGCAGCACCGCGATGAGTTGGTTGCGCAGAACTCAAGTAAGTTTCATAAAGTTAATCCCGCTATGACTAGTAGCATGTGCAACGCAGCACAAAAGGACTGGTCTGGCGATGCTACATTCGCAATGGTGCAGACTCTTTCCCGCGAAAAAAATCTGGCGACTATGCCGAAGATTGACATGATCGTGGTTGATGAGGCGCACCACACTGTTGCGGACACATATCAACGCATCATTAAAGCCGCAAAGAAGGCCAATGAGGGGGTGCAAGTTGTAGGCTTTACCGCTACCCCTAATCGCGGCGACAAGAAGGGGCTGCGCGGCATCTTTAGCAATTGCAGTCACCAGATCGAAATCTCCACACTGATTAATGAGGGCTTCTTGGTCAGGCCGAAGACATTCGTGATTGATGTTGGTGTGCAGGATGAATTGCGCAACGTGCGCAAGACAATTGCCGACTTTGATATGGATCAGGTCGAGAAGATTATGAACCGCCGTGCGATTAACCAGAAAGTTGTCGATGAGTGGATGGATAAGGCGCACGACAGAAAGACAATCGTGTTCTGTTCCACAATCAAACACGCAGAAGATTTGTGTGAGGAGTTTACTGATGCTGGCGTTGTTGCTGCAACGGTAACAGGTGACACACCAAAAGAAGATCGGGAAGAAATCCTGCATGACCTTGCGCATGGTGATATGCAGGTCGTTGTGAATGTCGCTGTCTTGACTGAGGGCTTTGATGCCCCGCCAGTGTCTTGCGTTATCCTGACACGGCCATGCTCATATAAAGCAACAATGGTGCAGATGATTGGGCGCGGTCTTCGCACAGTTGATGTTGATGAGTTTCCAGATGTAGTAAAGACTAACTGCATCGTTATGGACTTTGGTACGTCTGTACTGACACACGGCTCTCTTGACGACAGCGTTGATCTTGACGGTAGCGATGGCAAAAAGGGTGGCGATGCACCTATAAAGGTTTGCCCGGAGTGCGACTCAGAGGTTCCGCTTGGTGTTCGTGAATGCCCTATCTGTGGTCATGAGTTTGAAGGCCAGAATACAGATCCTCTTGAGCATTTTGAATTGACTGAGGTTGACCTGATGGAGCGTTCTCCGTTCCGCTGGATTGATTTGTTCGGAACAGGGGCTTGCTGGTCTGCTACAGGGTTCAATGCCTTTGCGCTTGTGGCACAGTTAGGTGATGTTTCCGCTGCATTGGTAAAGCGAAATAATGGCCGTGTTCGGCTGATTAGTATTGGTACGTTGCGTCAAGCGATGGCAGCGGCTGATGATTTCTTGCGCACGAATGAAGATGGAAGTAGCGCAAAGAAAACAAAGAGATGGCTAGATGATCGTATCACGGAAAAGCAGCGTGTTTTGCTTGGCCGTCAGGGCGTTCATATTGGTGCTTTAGACTTCTCGTGGACTAAGTATAAGGGTGCGTGTATGCTGAATTATGTCTGGAACAAGCAGTTCATTGATGGGACAATCCAAAACATAATTCAGAAAGAAAGCGCATGAACCGTGGAAGCCTAGAGGTCACTCTTTACATGACGGATGACACTGAGGTTAAAATATCTTGTTTTATTCAAGTGGTGGATCCTGATGATGGTGAGGAAGTTCATGACAGTGTTATGGATGCAATCACTGACTATATAGAAGAGTATGATGAAAAGTTGATTGATGGTGAGGCCGAAATTTACTTCGGTGATTCAATCATGTATTTAATTGCTTTCGGGCGAGTAGAAGGTGAAGACGACAAATGGGGTATAGCAACAGCGGAAGGAACGGTCACACTGCACTAAAAATTGTGGGTGAATTGTTCGGGAATATTGGCTGGGACAAGAAGTTGTGTGAGCTTAACAAAGATGAGGTCATGGTTATGGCTGTAGTGTTTCAATCAATCGAAGGGATAGAAGATGTCTACTCTGAGCAATACCTTACGGAAATTTACGTCAGATATGGAGGCGCGAGACTCGGCCTTGATCCAGAAACGGACATCCCATTCTGATACCGCTGACTACATAATAAAAGAACTAGATCGGGGTATAAAAGAGAAAGAATATAAGGCACCTAGACGCAGGTATCTTGGCGCTTCTTCTCTTGGCGATCCATGTTCTCGCAAGTTGCAGTATCGGTACATGGGTCAAGAGAAGGACGAGGACAAAGGCTTTCCAGCTAAGACGCTGCGCACATTTGCGCTAGGTCATAGTATCGAAGATATGATGATTACGATCTTTAGGGACGCGGGCTTTGATCTCCGCACGGAGCTAAAAGGCGAACAATTTGCTTTTGATACAGCAGACGGGGAAGTTCGGGGCCACATTGACGGCGTGATTGTTAGTGGCCCGTTAAATCTAGGGTATCCGATGCTGTGGGAATGTAAGTCAGCATCAGATAAGAAGTTTAAAGAATTTGTTCGTAATGGTGTTGCTATCGCTAATCCAGTGTATGCAGCACAGGTTGCACTATATCAGGCTTACATGGATCTGGCAGAACATCCGTGCTGCTTCACAGTGCTGAATAAAAATACGAGCGAAATATATATTGAGTTGGTTCCGTTCAACGCTCAGTTGGCGCAGGCCACTAGCGATAAGGCGGTAAACATAATCAAAGCGACTAAAGTGGAAGAGATGCTGCCGCGTGTCGCACAGAATAATGATTATTATGGTTGCAAGTGGTGCGAGTTTCGTAATACTTGTTGGTCTGAATAAAAAAAGGGAAGACGGTCTGGTGAAAGACCGCCTCCCCCCGAGGTAACAATGCTTAACAAGGATCAATATAATGAGTCTAATTAGGTTTGGCAACACTACATCTAGTGTTTCGGCAAATAATTTAGTCGAAGAGATTTCCCGCCGCGTACCCAAAAGCGAACAAATTCGTATCTTGCGAGATACGTTTCCTGCTGGGCGTGTTTCAGGTAATACATTCTATATCGGGTCATTGCTGGGCGATCCGGGGCAGTCAATGAAAATAAATATTGACCCGCATTCGCCGCACTTCATGAAGGGGCAAGACTTTAATGGCGGTGTCGGGGTTGGGGGCATCGTAAAGATCTTGATGGAAGCCCGCAGCATGAAGTTGCCAGAGATCAAAGAAATGTTCGGGTCTTATCTGGAAAACTCCGGGCCACAAATTGTTCGGGATAATGGCCCCGTAGAGAACCCATTCAAGCAGCAGTATAATGCAAACTCTCCGTATGACGCTGAGTATGTATATACCAATGCAGATGGCGAAGTTCTGGTAAGCGTGAGACGCTACAACGTCAGGGACATAAGCGGCAACCCAGTGCTGAATACAGCGGGCAAGCCAAAGAAAGAGTTCCGTCCGTTTATCGAAGGCGCTCCCTACTCAAAGTTTCCTGATGTGCGCCCGCTCTACAACATTCCTAACGTGCTGGCATCTCGCCGTGTTATCTGGGTCGAGGGCGAAAAGTGTGCTGATGCTCTCAATACTAGAGGATATACCGCCACCTGTACAATCGGGGGTGCTGGTGCGCTGACAAAGAAGACGGCTGCACAGTATGATTTCTCTCCACTGAACGGCAAAGAGCTTATCCTGTGGCCTGACAATGATCCGGCAGGCAAGAAGCTGGCTGATCTTATTCAGGATTTAGCGTTAGCCGCAGGCGTGAGATCAGTGACGATGCTGACACCACCGCAGGGCAAGCCAGAAGGTTGGGATGCGTCTGATGCTATCTCTGAAGGCTTTGATATCGAAGACTTCCTGCAATCAAAAGAGAAGTTAAAGAAGGTTGCGATCAATCTGCTTGATGATACGTTTTCAGTTGCACGTTTTGCAGGTGATGCGCCGGTTCAGAAGTTCCTGATTGATGGCACGTTTCCGCTCGGCGTACCGATTATCTTCTCGGCGGCTGGTGATGCTGGTAAGGGCATGATGACGCTGGACATGGGGATGAAGATTGCGTCAGGCAAGCCAATGGTAAACGCCTTTGGCGGCATGGTTAAAGAGTATGGTAACGTGGTGATCTTCACGGCAGAGGATGACGAGGCGGAGATGCACCGCCGTATTGATCGGCTTGATCCATTCCAAGAGCGTATGAATTACGCCTATGACCTGAAGGTTGTGTCATTGCCGAATGTCGGGGGCGTGTTTCCTATCCTATCTGACAACAACGGTGAGTTCACAACGAGTCAGGAGTTCGAGAAGATTTACGAACAAATCTTGCAGATGAGTGACCTGAAGTTAATCGTGTTCGATCCGCTGGCGTCTTTTGTTCATGCTGACGTTAATGCTGATCCGGCTGCTGGTGCAGCATTGACCGGACTGCTGGCACAGATGGCTACTGAAACAGGTGCATCTGTCCTGATGTGTCACCATATGACAAAGATCAAAGATGATGCGGTAATTAAAACACCGGAGCAGGCGCGTAATCTTATTCGGGGTACGAGTGCGCTTGTTGACGGCGTGCGTTCTGCTTTTGCAGTATGGCAAGTTGATGCTGCTCGGGGTCAGAAGACCTGCGAAAAGCTCGGAGTTCCGTATCAGCGCAATACCTGCTTTGACGGCGCTGTTGTGAAGTCCAACGGGCCTGCCAGTAGAAATGTTCGGCATTTTGTTCGGGATCCAAACACGGGCCTGCTGGTAGACAGAACCGAACAAATTGAAGCTCTGGACTCAGGGTCTGCTCGGGAAGCGAAGCTCGATGCAATGTGTGATTGGATTATCCATTGTGAGCGGCGCGGTATTGCTCTGACGCATATGAGTGGTAACAACGCAGTTGCTCGGCGTGTAGAAGATGCTGATGCGCCTGAAGTATTGCAGGGTCTAAGCAAGACAATTCTTGAAAGATATGTTCGGGAATTACAGCAGGCCAGACGCATTGATAAGTTCCAATTGACGACAACAGGTGGTAAAATCTGGCTCGGGGCAGTTGATGGGCCTATGGCTCGGGGTGAATATGAAGCGGTGACAGGAAGGGATAATGTGTAATGTTATTAGCTGATGGGTTTAACGATGCTCTTATAGGGACAGCAGAACGTGCTGGAATGAGAGACGTTGCCGCTTATGATGCGGAAAAATGTATTCAAATACTTATTGATCGGGATGGGATGAGCGCTCAAGAAGCTCATGAGTTTTTTCATTTTAATGTTTTAGATAGTTGGGTTGGTGAAAAAACGCCTGTCTTTGTTTGGGTTGGTGATTTTGATTTTGATTACGAAGAAGATGGTGATGTATGTGATGTCTAACATCGGGGATTTGTTCGGGGATTATGCGACTCCATTCAAGAAAAAGGTGATGAAAGAGATCTTGAATCGAATTGAAGAGACTCGCAAAAAACAAAAAATGACGCACATTACGAAGAATTGTTCGGATTGTGAGTCCGAGCAGGCTTGGTACAGCAGTGATTACGGAACGACATGGCAGTGCCATGCACACAAAAGGGATTGATATGAAAAGAGCAGAAGTATTAGACACAGCGAAGGGCTATGTAACACAGGATCGCGCAGCAGATCACGGGGACATGGAAGACAATTTTAAAAATATCGAAAGCTTTTGGTATTTGTGGGACAGCATCAAGCCGGATGATTTGCCTATCGGGATGGACACAGCAGTAAAGATGACGCTGCTGAAGATTGCGCGGATAGCGTCCAACCCAAATCACGAAGATAATTGGGTGGACGGCTGCGGATATCTTGCTTGCGGCGGAGAGCTAGCCGGAAAATAACACGAACAATTTTACGGGTTTTGCGATGACGAGAAAAAACAAGAGCAGGCACAAGAGCATAGAAGAGAGGTCTTGGGGAAGTATCGAAGCTCATGATCGTGCGCAGCGAGAGCAGGATCGACTGGCGTGGCAGAAAGCGTCAGAAGGTCTGTCTGATGATGCGTTTGCTGATGATGTGCCAGACGATCTTGATCGTGACGGCGCAATTAATCTTTATCCTACTCATGTTGCATCTAGGAACGTACTAGAGGATTTGTAAGAGGGGTTTTGTGATGGCAAAAAGCAGCCGAAGAGAAGTCCAACAGAGATCACGGGCTAAACTTAGAGGTCAGGCTATAAATGCTTTAGGGGGGTGTTGCAAAAAGTGCGGCTTTGATGATTTTAGGGTTTTGGAATTTGACCACATAGTTCCAGTGCTATGGCGCACCAATAACTTAACGAGAATGAACGGTCAGCATAACACTAACGAAATAAACAGAATGATCAGAGAAGGCGAAGATCCGAGTTCAGTGTTTCAAGTATTATGTGCAAACTGCCATAGAATAAAGACATTGGAAAATCGAGCGCATGAAATTCACTTAACGTCATAACGCTATAACGTCACGGTGTACTGGAAGGGGGGTGTCGTACACCCCTCTTTTTATTGTTGACATACCGTGCAATCATTGCTATATTACATTATTGCTTAACAACAGGAGGTCGATATGACTATCGAAAAATTTTATCAAAACCTTGCTGAATACTGGGATGCGCCTGACAGCAACCACATGCAGGAATTCCAGCCAGAGGCTGATTGCATGGATGATGTTGTTGCTGGTGTAAGCAAGGCATGGGCCGCAGCGCAGGATTACTGCAAGTTAAAAGGAATGAGCCAGCGCGATGCGGAAGAATTCGCTGATGAATTGATTGGCAAGGTATTAAGAGAAGGAGAATTTTAATGTTGTATTTTGCTTACGGTTCTAACTTGAACAAAATTCAAATGCAGTTCCGTTGCCCAAAGGCCGTTGCTCATGGTGGCGGCTACCTAACTGACTGGCAGTTGGTCTTCCGTGGTGTTGCCGACATTGAGCCAGCAGAGGGCGAGTTGCTGCCAGTAGGGTTCTGGGAGATCACAGAAGATTGTCTCGCGGCGCTAGATAGATACGAGGGTGTTGGAAGCGGTTTGTACAGCAGGGTCTATATCAATGGCATGATGACCTACCGCATGAACAGCATTGGCACCAGTGTGCCGCCAAACAACTACTTCAAGTCTATTCTAGATGGGTATCAGGATTTTGGTCTTGATGACAGCTATCTGTATGATGCAAGGCATTTTGCCATGACTGAAGAATATAAATATGCAGAATATGCAAATAATGGTTGACATCAGTTGCAATCATTGCTTAGGTAATAATGTCTTAACAAACAAAACGAGGTAACAATGGCTAAAAAACTACCGTGGGAATTAAAAAAAGAGGCTGAAGAAGCTGCAAGAATTAAGAATGTAAAGGCTTTGTCAAAGAAGCTTTCAGCTAAACAAATGGATGCGCTGTTAGAAGCAGTAAACATTTTGCGTGAGTTCGATTGCGATTACTGCGAGGGGTATGAATTGTTTGACGCTACTATCCCGCGCCGTATGGTCGAGATCAAGGAGCGTGTTCAAAAAGAGTTCTTCATGACTGGTGGTCATGGATACAAACAAGCAGTATGGATGGAGGGTCAGAAAGATGTTTGAAGTAATTGATCCGGCTTTTCCAGACGCAGATCATGATGATCGTCTGGTAAGTCTAACCGCAGAAATGATGCGTGTTGCAAGTGAGATTAACGATGCAAAGTGGGAGGGCAAAGATGCCACTGCTCTAGAGTTGCGTTGGTCTCGATTAAACAAAGCGTATATGGATGGAGCGATTTATGAGCCACAATTCTGAAAAATGGTATCGTCTGTGGTGGAGTGACGGTCAGGGAAGCCAAATGTTCAAAGAGAATGAAATCGGCAAAATGGCGTTGCGCTACGGCTTTGATCCTAACGATCTTGTTTTCAATGGATGTGTTGAGTTCACAGACGGAGACGGTGATACCGTTGGGGGTGTGACTGATAACTAAAAGTAGTGAGCCTACAAAAAAGCAAAAGTGGGAAGGATTTTTGATGCTAAAACTTGAGATTATTCCGGGATTGCGCCCAGAAGATAGCGATTTTAAATGGGTTTATAAAATGCGTAACAAGAATGATGATCTTGACGCTACTCGCAAATACCATGAGCAACACCCACCGAAGGTAGGTGATTTGGTCGTGGTTTTACATACGGCGTCACATTATCGAATGCAAAAGCCTTGTTTGACAAGAATTAAGGCAATGACCGACAGGGGTCGAATTGTTGTTGATCATAACCATGAGGCTTGGGCGGGAAAAGCATTTTGGAAGTCTGGGCAAAATTGCAAGGCTCCGAAAGGGCAATGTTGGTTGGTCCCCGCTGAATTATACAGGGACATTCCTCTTACGCATGATACAGATCGCCAAAAAACTTCTGAAAGATACGAAGAAGAGTCTAAAAATGAGCATTTGAGTGTGACTGAGATGTCGAAGATGTTAGGTGGGGCAAGCGAGTACCTTAAACAAATTAACATCTTGATGTCTGAGTGTGGTTTGACGGCAGAGCAAGCAGATGATGAATTAAGTAGAGAGTTGAAAAGCGAAATTGATTTGGTTGGAAAGCGAAGCAAAAATCAATTTGGCAAGCGCGTAACGCGGGAAATGATCCGCAATCATTGCCGGTCTTGGTATAAGAGGAGAGCGTAACGATGTCTGAGCAAAATAGGATGTATTGGGGTCTAAAAGAGTTGCGTTTCCTGATGGATGAGGACGTTGCTCTTGATCGGATCAAGGAAAAGGTCGATGCGTTAATGAATGTATCGCTTGGCTGTCAGTGCAGCGAAAGGTATAACTATGTTGTTGACCAACAAAAGCGAGTCGTGGAAATGGACGGCAGCGAAATTGTTCGGTTGACCACGGCGGATGTGAAGTGCAATTGGGACATAGATCTTCACATGAGGGCCGGAACCAGTGAAATTGTTCGTATTCAAGCAAGGAGGGTGTAGTGGGAGTTCCATCAAAAGAAGATATCGCTGCGGCGCTTCGTGTGCCAGAAGTCGCATCAGCAAAGCATAGGGTTCATATTAGAACAGATGTTATAACACCAGCACAAAGGGCGGTAAAAGATCAGTGGAAGTCAAACTTGTCTATCGCTCTTGAACAACAGTTGCGCAGAAAAGCCAGCGTAAAAAGGACAAAGTGGGATGTATGAGTTTATCGTTGCTGCTTGCATCATGTTTAATGGTGGAGGCGATCCAGTCAATCCGTGCTTTGTCGATAAGGCGCAGGGTTCCTTTCAAACATATGATCAATGCAAATATAGTGCAGAAAGACGTAAGAACGAAGTCTATACCGCGCTGCAAAATAAGCACCCAAAAGCGGGTATTGTGGTCATGGCACCATGTGGTAAATAAATACCACATTAACCGGATTTAGGTTAACTTTTACTTACCTACTTACCTAGTTACCTATAGGTAAGTAAAACGTAGGTAAGTAATAAGTGATTGAATATATTAACGAAATCGGTTTACTTACCTGCCCCGATTTCTTCTGTAGGTAAGTTAAGAGTTGGGTGTAAGTCATTGAAAAGGCCTATGGTTACAAAGTTTCCTATGGTTACATATATATATATATGGGTAGGTAGTGTAACCTACCCCATATACGAAAGTTAGAAAGACGCGCAACATGAAACAAGATGGCTGGAGTTCTTGCACGATATGCAGCAAGGAATTTCACACGCAGAACCTGATAGAGTTGAACGGCAACCCTATCTGCTTTCCGTGTTCGCTGTATGTGCAGTGGGATGAGGTTGACGAGGTGCGAAGGCCAAGCGATTACGATGATGCTGTAGAGCAGCAGCAAGAAAATAAAGTTATATCACTGATGCTGGAATTTGCGGGTCTTCAAGAAACAGCGTCAGGAGTGATATACTACCCAGATGAAAACCACGATAATGTGTACCATTTAGTGGGAACGAACAGAGAGGATTGAATATGCCAAAGGTCGGGGAAGATTTACCGAAGGAAATGCGGCTTGCGGGACTAAAGCGATTAAAGCCAGTGCAGCAGGAGTTCCTGAACAATTACTTGCACAAGGACATGACACAGACAGAGGCAGCGAGACAAGCGGGGTACAAGAACGCCTCGGTGTCGGCTGTACGGCTGCTAAAGAACCCAGTGGTAGCAGAACGCCTACAAGAGATGAGGCTGGAGGCCAACGCAAAATTCGGGGTAACAATCGACAAGTCAGTTCGGGATCTTAAAAAGCTACGGGATCAAGCGTGGGAGAACGGGCGATTTAGCGAAGCAATTCGGGCTGAAGAGCTGCGTTTGAAGGCAGCAGGGCTACTTATCAACAAACAGCACGTTGTCAAGGAAGATATCACAGCGCAAACAAAAGATCAGATCGCCGCAAAACTGGCGGAATACAAGCGTTTGGCTGAGTCGCGCATGACTAACGTAACACCAGATGTAGACGTTATCGAACATGAGGCACAAGATATAGTGCAGGATAAGCAGGATACGGTAAAATAATACCACGCACCCCGTGCGGGGGGAGGAGACGGTGTTCGGGGCCTGCTCGGGGCCTTATAGGCGTAGATTTGTTCGGGTTCGGGGCCTGAGTCGGGCTTTTTCGGGGGTCTTCGGGCTAGGGTTTCTGCGGGTTTGCGGGCGCTATTCTCCGACAGCCTCGGGGTCGCCGAGGTTCGGGCCTTCGGGATCCGTATAATTGTTCGGGTTCGGGGTAGCCAGGAGTCGGGGTGTCGGGCTGGCCCAGGACTCGGAAAATCGAACAATTGTTTGGGATCGGGGTTGACTCCGGGGCTTGAATCGGGACATCATCGGGAGTCTCCCTTGGTTTCCCTCGGTACACTCTCCTCCGTGCCGGGGGAACTTCTTGTCCCCGGGCCTGAACACGAACAATTGTTCTGCTTGTCCCCGGCCCGCAGCTCGAAGAGCAGATCTTCAGCGCCCCGAATCTTTTTTTATTTTTTTCTTTTTTCTTGTTGACACCATCTGCAATAGTTGCTTATATATAAGTGTGCTTAACAAAGGAGAACGAAATGAACGGTTTATTTTTTTCTGGCGAACTACCAATGGATCACAAGCCTTGCTTTGATCATGAGGCAAGGAGCCTAGCTGATTACTGGGTTGAGATTGGTGAAGTTTTAAACTGGGATCATGCGTATGAAAGTGCGTGGAACTATCTTGAGGAGCAGGCAGTATAATGAAAACACCACAAGTAAAGCCTGACTGGAAAACTGGCATCTATATTGGTAACGGTGTAGTCGCCGTACCTACAGCAGACCAGAAGGTACAAGCAGTAGTAGACGCAATTAACTGTGTTATGGAGGGAATTGGCGTAGACGATGGTGATAATCAGGAAGCTATGCTACACGAATTGGCGTGGCAGTTGGTGAACGTGACGAGGGGAGAAGAAAATGCGTAAGCTAGGTAACACACTAACAGGTATCGGGTTCCTCGGTGTCTGTCTGATGACAGGAGCAGAGCCAGACCCAGCAGTAACGGGATCATTCTTCGTTCACGCGGGCATCATTATGATCTTCGCCTTGACGATGGTAACGGGAGTAGCAACGGCTCGGGCTTCTTAGCCCGAACAAATTATGATCGGGGATGTCCGGAAGAGTCCCTGGTCCGGTGGCAGCACGGCTTGGTTGGTTTCCCCGTGCTGCCATTTTTTTGCCCTGGGCCTAAACCCGAACAATTGTTCGTTCTCTTCCCCGGCAGCAGCCCGTAACCCAGGCGAATCTTTTTTTATTTTTTTTGCTTTTTCTTGTTGACGAGTGTTGCAATGGTTGCTATATATAATGAGTAAACCAACGGAGGGCATGAAGATGCACAGCTTACACAAGTATGACGAGATCAAGAACCACTTCGCAGAATGGCTAGACGGGCAAGATAAGGAGTGGCTAGACAACAACAAAGACGAATGGCATCACGAATGCTTTAATACAGACTATTACATCATTGGGACGTACAAAGCAGAACAGTGGATGGGATCGAAAGCCTTTGATATCATCCGCACGGTGAAAGAATACGAGGAGGACAACTTCGGGGAAGTGACCACAGATCTGGCTGATCCAGAGAAGGTTGTCAATATGTACACATACATTGTCGGGGAGCAGGTCGTCTCTGAGTGGCAATAAACCACAGCACATCGGGCCATCGGGGTCGGGTTCTTCGGGACTCGGCCCTTTTTTTGTTCGGGATTCGGGACTCGGGGTCGGGCTTCGGGCTTCGGGGTCGGGATTTGTTCGGGTTTGCCGGGCCGAGTCCCCGGCGCTGGCCCCGGCAGCGCTTGGATTTTTGCCAGATTTTGGCGCTTTTTTTGTGAAAAAACGCACAATTGTTCGTATTCAATGCTTGCAACCATTGCATAAGTGTATATAATCAGATGCAAGGCAAGGGGATCAGCCCCGCGCCAAAACTCAAAAAGGAAACCAAACAATGTCTTATCTTACTAATGGAATGTTTTTAACTGCCGGTTATGAATTAGAAATTAATGGTGGCGGCACCTATAACACATGGGATCGCAAGTTAAAATCTGCCGGTTTTGACTGGGTGCGTGTCGCATATGACGGTACGCCAGTCGTAGACGCTGAAATAATATTGCCGCCATTTGATATCGAAATGCGCGGTGGCGTTGCGGATGATATCAGCCGCCTGTTTACATTCATTGAAGAAAACGGTGGTAGTGTTGCGCGGCGCGATCTTGGCGGCCATGTCCATATTGGCAACCGCGCTGTTAAGAACATGACGCCGCGCGAACATTGGTTGCAGTCAAAGCAGCTAATGCGCGATCGTAATACCTTTTTTGTGCCAAGTGACGATTGTTGTGCGGACGTTATGCCGCTTATATTAGCCAAAGACGTTGCGGTTCGTTATGCCGAACATTTTGACGCGATCAATAGCATTCTGCCACCCTCACGCCGCGCTAACCGTTATGCGCAACGGTTGGATCATATCGCACCTAATGGCAGACGCCATGCCGAATTCATGGCGGCGCAATCAGCTAGCGATATGGCGCGGCAAATTGGCGGCAAGTTTTATGCAGTCAATCTTGAGACATGGACGCGCGGCACAATGGAATTTCGCCAGCACCAAGCGACTATGGACGTTGCCAAGCTTGCCGCATGGTGCGCATTGCTCGATGCCATGTTCCGTCATAGCGATCATTACCGCGTTGACTATAACACGCAAGCGGTTGTCACCATGCCAACGCCAGCGCAACCATACCGCGCCAGCTCGCGCATTGGTGTTATGTGGTCATTGATACGCCGTGATAATGGCGCGACTACACGCGAACTTATGGACGCAACCGGCTGGACTGCTCAAACGGTACGCGCTCGCATATCTGAAATGCGCCGTGATCATGGTGACCAAACTGTCATATGCCACACGCAACAAGCTTTTGGTCATAGCTATGGCGCGTCCAATGGCGAATATGATCTGAATGGGTACATGGTGCCTGAAACAATCGAACGCCGCCAGCGCGACAACGGCGGGCTGTTACCAGAAAACACGCGCGGCGTGTCGTCCATATGGGCTGGCCTGAATGATACAACATTTGAATACTTTAACGAACGGCGCGATCAGTTAACCTGATCGCCAGCCACCAACCAACCGGATCAGCCCCGCCATGCGCGGGGCTTTTCTTTTGCCTAGTGTTTGGCAGGTACCCTACCCCCTAAACATAAAAATAGGATCGGGATCGGGTGGGGTATGGCACCCCCCTTTTTTTTAATTGACAAGGGGAGAGGCTTCGCGCCGTGTTCCACACCAACATTCACCAAAAAATTTTGCAAAAAAAATTCCTTGCGCTTTTGCAATCATTGCCCCATATACTACATATAGACAGAAACGGAGGGTTTTATGCGTAAATATAGATTAAAAATCGGCGGTGATCCTATTGAGTTCACCTCTACGGGGCCTGATGGCTTCATTGATGCGTGGCGTATGGAGCATCGTTCACCTGATCCTGACCAGAAAGCGTGGATTAGAACGGCGGCATCACTTGCTTGCGACTGGAGCGGCAAGCCTGTGCGTTACGACACGCTTGATTCGTTCACTGAAGACATGATGCGCTATGGAATGTTGGAGGTTGTGGATGCCAAGCAAGGCTAAAACGTCTCACAGCATGTGGGAGGGCAATGATCTTGCTCGTGAACGCACCAGTTTGGGTAAGAGTCAGATGGCTTTCGCCAGCATATTGGGCTTGAGCCATCGTATGTACTGTTATTACGAGAGCGGAGAGAAGAAGATACCGAGGAGTGTTGAGCTTGCGGTGCGTTATGTCTCTCGTCAGACAGGCAACGATGAGCCTATTGATCCGCCAACGGCAAAAGCTGAAGGTACCCTGACCCAGTTTCAGGAAACCCGAATAGATATCTTGATAGATTCGGCGGAAAAAGCCGCCCAGTCTGTTTCAGATCCGCTTGTGAAAAAAATTTTACAACAAAGTTCTGAGGAGCTTTCCTTCCTGTTGTCAAAATTAGATAAATAAACTATCATTGGCCCTATGTAATTACAAAGGGTACACTCATGTCCAACTTCATGGGGCCAATGGCACCACCTCCGGCTGCACAACCACAGCCACAGGCATTAGATTTCAAGACAGACCCTAATCAGCGTCAGCGGTTTCGTCAGTTCATGCGTGA